AGGGCCCTCGGGATTGAACCAAAGGAGATTGAAGATGGGTCTGTTGAGCCAACTGGGACTGAACCTTCCGGGTCTGGGCCTCGGAAACCCGTTCAGTGACATACTGGGGCTGAAGGGTGGGGTGGCTGACGCTGCGGGCCAGAGTTTAACACCAACCAACCCGCTGGCGGCTGCGCTGGCCTCGGTGTTCCAGTCCCACCCGACGAACCCGCTGACCTCCATGGCTCCCGGCACCACGGCCCCGGCCTATGATCCCAGTGGTTTGCCGCCGCTGGACCCCTCGAACCCCATGGCCCCTATAACTCCCGTCAAGCCCCCGGCGATGTTTGTCCCCCCAGTTGAACATCCCGGACAGTCTGGTGGTATTCCCGAAAGCTACTACAACTCTATTCGGTCAGCCGAAAGTGGGGGGAACGATACAGCCAAAAACCCTACTTCCAGCGCCTACGGGCGCTACCAGTTTTTGGGTAGCACATGGAACCAAGTCGCGGCTGCTCACCCGGAGTTGGGGTTAACCGCCAACGGTCGCTCCGACCCCGGCCAGCAAGAGAAAGCCATTCGCGCCTTCACCCAAGACAACGCCAATAGCCTACAATCCAGCGGAGTGCCTATCACTGGCGGTTCACTCTACGCGGCCCACTTCCTCGGGGCTGGAGGTGCCAAGCAAGTCTACCGCAATCCCGATAACGCCGCTATGTCGGACGTTGTAGGACCCGGCGTGATATCGGCCAATGGTTTCCTTCGCGGAATGTCGGTTGGCCAGTTTAAACAGTGGGCCGAGAAAAAGGGTGGTGGGGGTTCTGGGGGTGCTAACTACGGGCCTACCTCCGACGCTATGTCCCGGCCCTCTGGTTCCCAGTGGTCCCCCGCGTACACCCCCTCCGAAGCTGGCGGGATCACAGTTGCAGACGGGGCCAACTCCAAGCTGAACACTGTCAGTGCAGGCAAGCGGGGTGGAGGTTTCGGCGGAGGGTCTTCCGGTGGGTCCGAAGCCGCGTCTACCCAAGGGGGTCGCAGCCACAAAAACTCCTTCCCCGATTACAAACGCTACGCCGTCCGCAAGGACACCTCACACCTACGGGCCCTGTCCCCGGTCGCCACCCTTCAGGCCCTTGCCAACATAGGCAAGGGGTTGCAGGCTGAGGGCCAAGTGGACGCCCAGTTCAACAAGAAAGGCTAACATGCCAGCCCTCCAGACCCACCAGACGGTATTCAACCCGAACCCGATCCAGAATAGCTTCATCACCTCGACTGCAACTGCGGACTTGTTCTCCAGCCGCGCAGGCGAGGGCAAGTCCACCGGCCTCGCATGGGCCGCTTTCTACTACACCCGGGCCAACCCCGGGGCCAACTTGGTCTTTATCCGCGACACGTTCGAGAACCTCCAGAAGACCACCATGAAGTCATTCTTCGAATGGTTCCCTCCGGGCATCTTCGGGGACTACCAGTCTACCAAGAAAGAGTTCACATGGAAGGAAGGGATCGCCTCCGGGACTGTCAGCTTCATCGGTATCGAGGACCCGGCTGATGCGTCCAAGCTGCTCTCGTGGGAGTTGGCCGGGTTTCTTATGGACGAACCGGCCCCGGCCTTCGGCGCTGGCGGTATTGATGAAAGCGTCTTCGATCTGGCCATGACCCGGTTGCGCCAGCCCAACATGAAGTACTACATGGCCAAGCTGGCCACCAACAACCCAGACGAGAGCCACTGGACCTATAGGAAATTCGTCTCACCCGGAGTTGAAGGCTTCAGGCTACACCAGCCGCAGAACCCCGAGAACTCCCAGAACCTCCCGGAGAACTACTATGAAAACATGCGCCGCAATCTTGCTCATCGCCCCGATTTGGTACGCCGCTTTGTGGATGGTGACTTCGGCTTTCAGTCCGAGGGTGTTGCCGTTACTCCGCAGTGGAACGACCGTATCCATCTGGCTAACGGCCTCATTGCTATGCCTCGCCGCGAGCTTCATCTACTTTGGGATTTTGGCCTTAACCCTACTTGTATAGTGACACAGAAGACCCCCATGGGCCACTGGAACATCCTCGACAGTATGGTGGGGGATGGGATTGGCGCAACCGAACTGATTGGGGATGTAGTCAAGCCCCTGCTCCGGGACCGCTACCGGGGTAACCCGCTGGCCCACATTGGCGACCCGGCTGGCGACATGCGCGAGCAGTCGTCGTCGCGGAACTCTGCGGCCCGAGTGATCCGCAAGGAACTCGGCGGGACTTGGCGTCCCGGCCCCCAGAAGTGGCTCCCCCGGCGTGATGCGGCTCAGTCGGTCCTCACAAAACTGGTCGGCGGTAGGGGCATGGTCCAAGTGGACCGCCAGCGGTCCACTGAAGTCTGGTTCGCCCTGCGGGGTGGCTGGCACTACCACAAAGCCCGCACTGGGGTGGTGAGTGGTGAACCGCAGAAAAACATCCACTCGCACCCGGGTGACGCCTTCGGCTACGGAGCCGCCGTGCTGTTCCCAACGGGCAAAATCATGCAGTCGGCCAAAGTCACCCCGTCCCAAGAGGGCTCCTATTTCGGCAATGCTTCCGACGCGGGCTGGCGGATTGGACCCTCCAGCACCCCACCTCTTGCTAACGGCCAATCGTTGTCTGTTGCAAAAACCCTGCCCGAGTGATAAGCTGACGCGCGTTTAAACGTTCAGGGGGTAGCTCCCCCTACCAATCAAAGGAACCCCCATGGCCACCGTTCACACCGAAAACGTCGATAACGACAAAATGAAGTCCGAGACTTGGACGCTGGGCAACGCGGACACTGGGGCCTCGGCTCTTATGCGCCGCTGGGCTGACCGGACGGTCCACGTCTTGGGCACCTTCGCTGGTGCCACGATCACCATTCAGGGCTCCAACGATAACACCAACTGGCTGACCTTGAACGACAGTCTGGGGTCTCCGCTCACCTTCACGGCTACGGGCATGAAGCTCATTCTGGAAAACCCAATCTGGGTTCGGGCCATTTCCTCGGGTGGTGCTGGTACAGCCGCCACGGTCATCATCGCTGGCGCTGGGGGCCAGTAACCATGTTCTCCCGCCGCAGGCGTCGTGGGTTGTTGCTCTCCGCTGGGGGCCCTATCAACGGGCTCTCGGACTTTTTCTATGACATCGACTTCGTGGCTGGCACGTCCAAGAACGTCACCCAACCCTACGGCAACAACACCAATGACGGTCGGGCCTTCCGCGACCCGAACAACATCACGGCGGTTTATGTCCCCAACGCTGCCGGGACGCTGGTCCTCCAAGCCTCCGCTGGTCTGCGCCGCACTGACGCTGGCACTTGGTCCTATCCCTCCTACGGCACTTGCCGCAACCTCTGGGCCCGAGACCTGACGAACGTGGTCTGGGTGTCCGGTGGTGGTGGCGTGACTACGGCCAAGACCTCCGCTGGCGCGGACGGCGTGGCTGCATCTGCAACCCGGGTCACGGCCTCCGGTGCCAACGCGACCATCCTCCAGTCCATCACCTTGGCGTCCTCGACGGTCCTGCTCCAGATGAAGCTGAAGCGGATCACCGGGACAGGCAACGTGGACCTCACCGTTGACAACGGCACTACGTGGACCACGGTCACACCCGGGGCAGGCGTTTACGCTGACGTGACCATCAACCAAGCCGCCGTCACCAATCCTATTGTCGGTATCCGACTGGTCACTTCAGGTGACGCCGTTGATGTCGATTTCGTCAATGTCTACTCGAACCCGCCGAACTCCATTCTCCTGCGCACCAACAACTGGATCAACACCACCTCGGCTACTATTCTTGGCTCACAGTCCCGCCCCTCCGCTGACATCGCTGACGCTGGTCCTATCATCAACGTCCAGCGCGGAGCGTTCGCGTTCTACTGGCAAGGCCGCTCCGAACGGGCTACAGGTGCTTTTGTCATGACCGGAGCCACTAATCTATTCTTGAGTGTACTTGCCACCGGTGCTGGTGGTGCTGTCAAATTCTCTGATGGACCCGGAACCTCTCAAACCGCCGATAGTGTCTGGCGGACAGGGTTGGGCCAAGTGAACAAAGTTGCGGGGTATGTCACCGCAGCCGGTGCCATCAAAGTC